GTTTTGGTATGGTTGTTGTAAGTATATACTTGCATCAAATGATGCGGTGTAGAATATGTTCATTATAGTGCTCTTCCTTTAATATCTGTATTTGGAAATTTGATTTCAAAAATTGCAGGGTCCAATGATGGATATATTATTTTATTCCTAGTTGCTTCTTTAATGTTATATGCATATGTAGAATAATTACCACCTCTTAAATTAACAACCTCAACATTTTGTACTGATGATACACCGTCTACGTTTGCAATTTCCAACTCTATTTCACTTAAATTAATTGGTTGGTTCATTTGCCATTTGGTAATATCAAATAATTCCTTTAAAGTATTATTTACTTTTAATAAAACTTCACGTTTATTGTAATTAACAAATGTGGTTATTTCATAGTTTACACCTATATTAATAACAAAACCATCTAACATATTAACTGCATCAGTCAACATACGATATTCTTCCAAATATGTTTTTAGATTTTGTTTAGCTGCATCGTTTAGAACTGTAAGGTTTCCGTTTACATCATAACCCAATAAATGCATATTAATTGCAAATGGATTATTAAATTCAGCATTTATAGTTTTTTGTTGTAAAATATATCTTTCAATTTGGTCACCTATTTCAGTATCTGTTTTACCTACTGAAGATTTTACCAAATTTAAGAATTGTTGTCTTGCGGTATCATCCCTTAAAACTGCTTGAATTTTTGTATCATCTAATGCAGTATCTTGTGTTACATATACCTTTGCAACACCACCAAATTCAGGTGATAAAGATATTGTACGGATTTCATAATCCTTACGGGTTACTGCTCTATTTTGAGATGCATAGCTAGCAATGGCATTTTCTCTAATTTCATCTATTGTTTCATACCCCTGTCCACCAATTGCGGGTTCTAAATTAGTAACCGCAACTGATGCTTTTGCTGCATTATATTGTGGTAACGATATTGGTGTATATTTTAATAAGTCTTCATCATATTCTATCTGACTTATAGTAGTTAAATCACCAGTCTGTACATTTGATGAAATACCACCACCGGATAGATACGATACTACTAAAGTTGTATTAGATGGAGCTATACCATATGTAGATGTTTTTAAAAATCTAGAAGGGTCAACGGATTCGGATATTTTTTCAATTGAATTATTTAACCCCAAACCAACATTTTTTGTAGATGGTATTAATAATTCATCACTAACATTTGCGCTACCACCACCAAAACGAATTTCAATAGAATTTATATCCACAACTTTAGTTGTAAATCTTCTAGGAGTTTTTAATAATTTTAATAAATATGGAACACTTGAACGATATTGTGCTAATTGTGGGTCGTTTGATTCTACATTTGGCGTTTTAATATAAATTGTTTCTTGAGCCAAATATGGAACTTCATAATATACATCGTTGTTATATTTATCTACTATTTTTTCAATTGAGATAAAATTATTATCCGTAATAGTGAATGTTGGGTTTTTTTGAAAATCACCAACAATAAACTCTTCCGTTTGGACTGCTGCACTTATTGCTTTAACCTTTTTTGTTAATAAATATGAAACTGTTTCTTGCGTTGTACCATTTGTTTGAAATACACTAACTTCCCTTTCATACGAATCATTAAAATCAACATCATCTGTTGTTATAAAGGATAATCCGGTATTTAATTTAGATGAAATACGCATACCTTGCTTTATTTTTAAAGCATATGAATAATCGGGTTTGTTATTAACACCATTTCCAATATTAGGTACAGTTTGATATATGGTAATAGTAGTAGTTGCTGGTCTGGATAATTTTGGTTTGTATCCCAAGTTTTGAGCTTGAATTAAAACATTTTTATAATTTCCAGCTAAACTAATAAATGATTCTTTTAATTGGGCATCGGTATAATAAGAAAGAACATCGCCAACATATGCAGCTTGCTCTAAAAACATCATGCCAGGAGATGCTTCATTAAAATCGTTAAACGTATCAGAATAATATGTTTTAGTAAATTCTATTAAGGATTGACGAATGGATGCAAAATCTCTATTAAGATATTTTATATTCTTATTGTTTTTTCCCCAAGTCTTTTCAGTAGGTAGTAGTGCCATATTATACTGTTATATTTAATGAGTCTCTTGAATTGTTACCGGCAAAAGATAGGGTATAATCCAATCTAACATTTATTCTATTATTATCTTTTGAATTTGAATCTGAATATACATCTATATTATTAACAATTATAAATGGTAACCATCTTTGTATGGCGGTTTCTATTTCAGTTTGTATAAAATCATTTACACCACCATCATCTATTTGCTCAAAAATAGCTTGTCTTAAATTACAACCAAAATCTGGTTGCATCATTCTTTCACCTCTATTTGTTAAAATTAAATTTTTAAGGTCTGATTTTATTTGTTCTTTTGTTGTATAAGTAACGGCAAAGAAACCATTATTCCCCACCGTAAATGGTAGAGATACACCAACACTTTTATCTTTGGTGTCTATAATAAATTTCTTTTGTACTTGATATGCCATTATTTCTTAAACTTCTTAACTAATTGTGAGTAATCTCTTGTCATTGCTTTCATTAACACATCCACACCCTCTGGGTTTTTATGTGCCATCATTCTTGCTTGGTCTAACACCGATGGTCCACCTGCGGTAGCACCAAATTGGTCTGCCATATTAGATTCTTCACCAAATGAGTTATCTCCATATCCTAACATATCCGGTGTAATTCTTGGAGTATGTGGATTTGCACTTCTTTTATCAAATCGCATCTCACCCCAGCTACCATCTGTTTTGGATACTGATTGGTAATTTTCTTTTATTTGTGGTTTAGATGGTGCTTCTAATTCTTCGTTTAACACTTCTTTTACCGCTTTACGGATTTCTTCTTTAAGAGTTTTCTTCATATCTTCTCTTAAAACTTTTACTAAACCTTTGATTAATTCTGTTTGATTCATAATAAATTGTAGTTTATCTTATATAAATATATGTTATGTATAAAATCCCCAATATTCCCAATGCCACATTTCATCAACCCCACCGCCGTCTGCTAAACGATACGGATTGTACCATCCAAACTCTGGTGCAGTATTGGAAAGAAAGCGATATAATTTACTTGTTTCTCTTCCTGAACGATTTATAGCAGGATTCCCACTACCACCAACTGCTCTAAATAATTCTGCAAAATCAATTGCTACTGCCCAACCATGCGGTGATGAGCCAACTTTAGCAATTGTACTACCAGTTCCTAAAGACCTTTGATGTTCCAATGAACGATACGCAGATGTAATTGTCCAATTAAATCCAGCTTTTTTAGCTGCTTCTTTTAATTTAAAATATTGAGCTGCCGCTTCTGGGTGTAGTAAATAGTTACCACCATATCTACTACATCCTCTTTCAATTGGAACTAATTTACTAATATCTAATACACCATTGTTTCCTGTACTATTTGGTGGTCTTCTTACACCAGTGGCACCAATTTTTCCATATATTTTTGGTGGTGGTTGGTCATCATTATTAAAATCCACCGGAGTTTGTCTTTGACTTGGCGAATACCTTTCAACTACATATTCACCTTTTCTTTTAATAATAGTTGGTCTTTTTATTGTACTACCACTTGTTTTTTCAAAATCATCTAAATCTTTACTTTCAGCAATTACACTATCATCTTTTGCTGGTATATCATCTGCAATTGATTCTGCTTCTTCTTGCTCAAATGTATTTTGAGGATTTGTTTTTATTGTATCAACTTTAAATCCAGTCCAAAGTAATACAGCAGGTCCAATTGGTGCAAGTGGTGGGTATTGTGATATTGTATTACAAACTCCACTTATTGTTTGCAAATGGATAGATGCCATTAATATGAAAGAATCCAAATATGGATTTAATGATATAGATGGTAATACGGGTATTGGTGTTTCAGGCCAAACGCCGGGATTTGTAACTGTATTAGATACTACACCCACATTTAGTATTGTACCCGGAGCAGGTATTAATGGAATTACTTTACCCAGTTCTGCGCCTGTCCAATATGCAATAGCGCCTTTTCCTAATAGTGATATTGATTGATTATAAAAAGCTTCAGTTTTGGCCTGATTTCCAAGTTGTAATGCATAAATTACAGTTGCTTTCATTAATTCGGTATTACCTTTTATAACCGTATTATTTGTTACATTATCAAACCCACGCTTCATACACTCATCGTATTTTTTTGTAAAGAAATCAGCAAAATCAGATACATCATCCCAATTCGGATTTTGCATCTTCGCTTGCATTTCTTTTTTAAAAATACCCCAAGACATTATACTAAATAGTTAGTTTTAGAAAGACAATCTTTTAATTTGTTTCCAATATCCGTAAAAGCTGCTTTATTTATAGGACCTGGAGCAGATGGACCTGATGGAGTTGCTATTTGCATTTGGTTTATAGCATCTAATAGTTGAGCCATTAAATTAATCATTTTATTACCCAGTAACATTTGTTGTTCTACTTTACCACTACCCAATAATATTCTACCATTATCAACCGAAAATACCATATCGTTATTACCCGTTGCTGATATGTGTATAGTGTTTCTTGATGTTATATCAATTCCAGTAGAATCTATTGTTAAAATATTATTAGCTAATAAAGATATATTTTTGTTACCATATAAAAAGATACTATCCGCTTTTGATGATATGGTTACTCTATCCGAATTTACAATTATTTGGTCACCCTTTGCTTCCGATGGGAATTTATACCCATCATCATATGTAACTACTGGTTGATATTTTGTTATATAATCACCACTTGTTATGTGTATAGATGAACCATCATTATTTATATCTTCATCTACAATATCATATATTTTTTTTGATTTGTTTTCTGCATTTTCACCATTACGAATAATAAATGCAGGATAAGCTGTTCCGCTATCTTTATTATCATGTAAATATCCACTTAAACGAATTGAATTACCAAATCTACCCTGAAAAACACTATCACCTTCTCTCAAAGATAATTGATGATATTTTGCATCTCTTTTAAAATAATTACCTTGAAATCCTTGTTTTGTTTTTTTGGATTTTTCACTTTTAATTGAATTATTAGAAATACCCGTTTGAACTACTTCATTAATTTCATCTGATTTGTTTGTTCCAGGTTCACTTTCATTTGTTGTTTTAACTCTACCTAAAATATGTGGATTTGTATTAAAATTAACAGAATTATTATGATTTAATTTTGTGTAATAATATTGTTTACCAATGCTAGTTATATAAACACTTTCAGTTTCAACGGGAATACTTTGGTTATTTCTATCAAATGGAAAAGCTATATTTACATTTTTTTCGTTGTATTCAGTTTCCGATGCGAATTTAAATTTTATAGCACCATACATTCTTGTATTTTTTTCAAAATAATCTATGGATGTATAATCTTCAAATAATTGTTCATAAACATCTGCTGGTATATCTGCTATTTCATCTAAATTAGTATAAACATACTCAACCATTCCAACTGCTTCTTTGGAATTTTTTGAATAACTACTTAATGAACCACCCGATATTGAGCCACGATATAATATAGACATTTACTTAATCCCTTGTCTTAATTGTTCTAATTCTTGTTCTATTTCTTCTAACTTATCATCAGTCTTTTGCTCAATCTTTGTTGCAGTATCTTCAATCTCTTCCATCAACTGCTTTCTATCCTCATCACTTAACCAACCATCTTCACCATTACTCTTACCTTCTGCAAGAATCAATCTTTGAGCAATCGTAGCCATTTTAACCAAATGGTCATCGTTACTAATTGACGCATTTATTAACTGCGTAATCATTGGTGTTAGTTGTATAGCATCCTGTGGGTTACGAATTAGTTTTCGTAGTTCCTCAATAAGACCTGAAATGTTTTTCTTTTTACCCTGTTGGTTTTCGTATATATCTTTTAATAAGGAAGAAAATGATTTTCCTTTAAAGATTTCAAAATCCATATCAATATTACCCATAATAACTCTTTGTTTAGTATAAATATTAGACATAGAAAAAAGGTGGTATAGTACCACCTCTTAACTATCTTTTAATTGTTTTTGCCCAAAAGGGGTCATTTACATCATCCATTATATCACCATCATCTAAAAACTGGTCATATAACTTAACTTGTGTTTCTTTCATTTTAGCCACAACCTTTGTAATGTAGTGTGTTTTGTGACCCGTCATCTCTCTTACCAAAAGGTATAAAGATTTTTTATTAAAACTTTCTATATATTCTGCTCTACGAAATAACTCTAAAATAGAATCTGCAATTTGAATATCTCTTTTCTTTGTAAAAATACGATTTAGATTTTCATCCCAATATTGAAGCATCCTATCATTAAATATTTTGAACTCTGCATTATGTTGTGTTTCTTTGAAATCATTTTCAGGATTCCAATTTTCTGGCATCTCTGAAATCTTTGATGTACTTTTATATCGTTTGTAGTTTGAGTTATTATTTAATATTAAATAGTTTCTAACTGCAATCGTAAAGTATGAGAATGCTTTTCCTTTATCTTGTTGGTATTTGTGTATTTTTTCCAATAAGAAAGAAATAACTTCTTGTTTCGTATCTTCTTTATCATCATCAAAGTAAGTAAATTTCCAAGTGTTTAAAACATTTTCCGCTAACTTATAAAAAGAATAGTAGATATGGTCTCTAAACAATAAGTTTCGTTCTCTTTCGCTTGATGAATTATTGTAAGCAATGATAGCAGCTTCGGTTTCTTCCGTAAAATAACGAGTATCTTTTTTCTTCCTTCCCACTATTCCTCCTCTTTTTTGCCAAACTCCGAATTTAATAGTTGTTCGTTTTTTTCTACCATTTCCTTTAAATCTGTAAATACAGAGCCTACTTCATCATCGGATTGAAATGCGCCGGTGGAATCTATTTCTTTCATTGTATTATAAATTCCTTTGAATATAGTTAAGTTGTTTTCAATCTCATCTTCTAATACTTCCAATTTGCGAAATAGATTATAATTCACATATAAAGAACCAATAAAGAGTGAGGATATTATAAATATTGTTACTATCATATTAAATTACTTCATATCCCATTTGTAGGTATTCCTGAACTTTCTTCTTTTTAATCATTTCAGTTTTACCTTGTGGAGATTTTAACATTAGTTTTTCATTTCTACCCA